ACGGTCAGCACCTGATTGGTACTTTGAATTTTGAGAGCGCTGCCTATATCGCTAGGTATATTTTGAAGAAGGCTAAGGGTTCGCAGGTAGCTGCACCTCTTGCTGTTTTGGATGATGGTGAGATTATTCGACCTAATTCTGAATTTCTTTGTATGTCTAAGGGTATAGGTCGTTCTTGGTTTAGTGAGTATTTCATGACGGATGTTTTTCCTCATGCTGGTGTTATTACACAACAGGGTTCTAGGGCTCCGGTCCCTAGGTTTTATAAATCACTTTTGAAGGAGTTGGGCGAGGATTTGAGCCTCGATATGTCGTTTCGTTCTTCTAGCCGGGCCGAGTTAGAGCGAGAGCGATTGGATTTTGAGTTGCAGCCTCATCGTAAGGCTGCTCGTAATTTAGTTTCTAACGCTGGAATATCCCGTTCTAAGCGTACTATTTAAGAGGTTTTTATGATTCAGTATTTAGTTTCCGTTCAGGACCGTGCTTCTCAGACTTTTGCTCGTCCTTTTGTTGTTCCTCATAGGAACATTGCTATACGTGATTTTACGGATGAGGTCAACCGTGTTGATCCTCAGAATCCTTTGAATAAGCATCCAGATGACTATGATTTGTATATGCTTGGTGAGTTTGATGACTCTACTGGTAATATTGTTTGCGGAGATGCTTTTGTTCTTGTTCGTGGCAAGGACGCTTTGATCGTTTCTTAACCTCGGGGGCTGCGGCCCCCTCTTTTTTGGAGTTTTTATGCATCGCAATGCTTCGGTTAATGCTCATAGCTTCGCTATGGTTCCCAAGTCGGATATTCCGCGTTCTTCTTTTAGTATGCAGAAGACGCTTAAGACTACTTTTGATTCGGGTTATTTAGTCCCGATTATGTGTGAGGAGGTTTTGCCCGGTGATACTTTTAATGTTAAAGCGACTATGTTTGGTCGTCTTGCGACTCCTCTTTTTCCTGTTCTTGATAATTTACATTTGGATTCTTTTTTCTTCTTTGTCCCTAATCGTTTAGTTTGGACAAATTGGGTTAAATTTATGGGTGAGCAGGAGAATCCATCGGATTCGATTTCTTATACTATTCCACAGCAAGTTTCACCAGCTGGTGGTTATGCTGTTGGTTCTTTGCAGGACTATTTGGGGTTACCTACTGTTGGTCAAGTAGGCGGTGCCAATACTGTTTCACATAATGCTTTGCCTGTTCGTGCTTACAATTTGATTTTTAATCAGTGGTTTCGAGATGAGAACCTTCAGAATTCCGTTACGGTGGACAAGGGAGATGGGCCAGACACCACTCCGTCTGCTAACTACACTCCTTCGACGTGGCAAGCGTCATGATTATTTCACTGGCGCGCTGCCGTGGCCACAGAAGGGTGGTTCTGCTGTAACTATTCCACTCGGTACTTCTGCCCCTGTTAAGTTTGATTCTTATTCGGGTCCTTCTAACGATGGTACTGTTGTGCGTGTTGTTGGTAACTCTACAGCTTTTCCTCAGTTTACCCAGGCCACTACTTTTGGTTCTGAGACTGGTGCTGCTTCTCTTGCTTCTGGTACTGTTGCTAATCTTTATGCTGATTTGTCGTCTGCTACTGCGGCCACTATTAACCAGTTGCGCCAGAGTTTTCAGATTCAGAAGTTGTTAGAGCGCGATGCGCGCGGTGGTACTCGTTACACTGAAATTATTCGTTCACATTTTGGCGTTGTTTCTCCTGATGCTCGTTTGCAGCGTCCTGAGTATTTGGGTGGCGGTTCAACGCCTATTAATATCACTCCCATTCCTCAGACATCCGGTACTGGTGCTACCGGTACTCCTCTTGGTAATTTGGCTGCATACGGTACTTATTTAGCTAATGGTCATGGTTTTTCACAGTCGTTTGTTGAACATGGTTATGTGATTGGTCTTATTTCTGTTCGTGCTGATTTGACTTATCAGCAAGGTCTTCGTAAGATGTGGTCGCGTAGTACGCGTTATGACTTTTATTTTCCTGTATTTGCTATGCTTGGTGAACAAGCTGTTTTGAATAAGGAGATTTATTGTGATGGTTCTGCTAACGATTCTTCGGTTTTTGGATATCAGGAGCGGTGGGCTGAGTACCGTTATAACCCTAGCCAGATCACCGGGCTTTTCAAGTCCACATCGGCTGGCACTGTCGACCCATGGCACTACGCGCAGAAGTTTGCATCTTTGCCTACTCTTAACTCTACTTTCATTCAAGATACGCCCCCATTGGCGCGTAACCTCGCGGTGGGCAGTGCGGCTAATGGACAGCAGTTACTTTTGGATGCCTTCTTCGATATTCGCGCCGCGCGTCCGTTGCCGCTTTACTCGGTTCCTGGTCTCATTGACCATTTCTGATTATGTTCGGCATTGATGATGCTATTCTGATTGCAGGTGCCAACCTTTTAGGTGGCATTTATTCTAATAATCAGAACCGACAGGCTGCTGAGTCCGCTCAGCAGTTTTCTGCCCAGCAGTATGCGACTCGTTATCAAACGCAGGTCGCAGATATGAAGTCTGCTGGTTTGAATCCGATGCTTGCTTATCAGCAAAGCCCTGGTTCTGCACCGCAAGGCGTTTCTTATCAGTCACAGAATCCTGTGGCTGGTGTTGCTTCTGCTTATCAGTCTGTCAAGGCTGGTCAGGTGTCTCCTTCTCAAATTGATTTGAATAAGGCGTCTGCTGGCCAGGCTGCTGCTGGTGCTGAATTAGCGCAGGAAACTGCGCGTAAGACTATTCAGGAGGTATCTAATCTCAAGAATTCTAATGAGCAGACTACTGCGATTATTAAGAATCTTGGTGAGGAGTATCAGAATTTGATTAAGCAGGGATGGAATTTGACTGCTGTTGGTAATCAACTTCGTGCTTCTGTGAAGTTAATGGGTGATCAGAGTGATCAGATTGGTGCTTTAATGCGTTTAACTGATTGGGATTCTAAGCTTCGTGAGATGCAGGGTTCTCTTGCTGGTTATGATGTTGAGGCTGCTAAGTCTCTTGGTAATTTAGGTCGCTCTTTTAAGGAAGCTGGTCCTTTGCTTGAGCTTTTGCGTTCTTTGTTGCGTAGATGATTACGCTACCTTTTTTTGATTCTTTATTTTTTTCTTTTTTTATTTTTATTTGTATTTTTTCTACGGTATTTTCTAAGTTTTATTTTCGTTTTTTTTGGTATTTTCTTTATTTTTGTTTTTTTATTTTTTTATTTTGGAGTTTTTATGATGTTATCTAACTCTGTGTTTGTTCGTAGTCCTTTGAATTACGATATGTTTGCGGCTTCGAATGAGTCCGCTTTGGTCTGTAAAGACCCTTCTTTGACTCAGCAGCAATTTGCTGTTGAGTCTGATATTAATACTATTGTTGATGTTTTTATGAAGACTGGTCATCTTCCTGATCCAGTCTCTATGCCCCAGTATGTTGATTACGAGGGCGTTTTTGATTTTCAATCTGCTATGAATGTTGTTCGTCAGGCTGACGAAAACTTCATGCGCATGGACGCTAAAGTCCGTGCGCGTTTTCATAATTCCCCTCAGGAATTTCTTGATTTTTTTGCGAATCCTGCTAATCAGGATGAAGCTATTCGGTTGGGATTGGCTGTTCCCAAACCTACCGTTTCTGTCGCACCAGCGACAGATTCGGTTCCGCCGTCTAAGGCGGAGTGATGGATAAGTACAGTTCGCTACTTGATGTAACTGTACTTATTGACACCTTTTCATGTTTTCATGTATCATCGTTTTTATTGGAGAATTTTATGAAGCCTTTGTCTAGATCATCTGTGTCTAAATCAGCCTCTTCCGCGCAATTTCGCGGCAATGTAGGGCGTACCAAGGGGGCTAACATTATGGCGGCCCCTATGCGTGGCGGAATTCGTTTATAAGCGTTTGTGTGTACCACACAATGGCAACATCCTACGCACGGCCCCATCAAATGCGGCCAGTGCATAGAGTGTCGCTTGGCTTATTCGAGGGAGTGGGCGATTCGTATCACTCACGAACAGGCGATGCACGAGGTGTCTTGTATGCTCAACCTTACATATAGCCCCGAGCATCTTCCTGAGTATGGTCAGCTTTGGAAGGAAGATTTGCAGCGTTTTTTTAAGCGGCTGCGGAAGGCTGGTTTTAAGTTTAAGTATGTTGCTTCGGGAGAATATGGTGATGTTTCCAGACGTCCTCACTTTCATATTGCGTTGTTTGGCGTGGACTTTGGCGATGATCGCCGCATTTTTGGTCGTAGTTCTAATGGTGAACGGACTTACGTTTCTGATGCAGTTGCTAAGCATTGGCGTTACGGTCAGCACCTGATTGGTACTTTGAATTTTGAGAGCGCTGCCTATATCGCTAGATATATTTTGAAGAAGGCTAAGGGTTCGCAAGTTGCTGCACCTTTGGCTGTTTTGGATGATGGCGAGATTATTCGTCCTAATCCAGAATTTTTGTGTATGTCTAAGGGTATAGGTCGTTCTTGGTTTCGTGAGTATTTTATGACGGACGTATTTCCGTTAGCTGGGGTTATTACCCAGCAGGGTTCTAGGGCTCCGGTCCCTAGGTTTTATAAATCACTTTTGAAGGAGCTAGGCGAGGATTTAAGCCTCGATATGTCGTTTCGTTCTTCTAGCCGGGCTGAGTTAGAGCGTGAGCGTCTTGATTTTGAGTTGCAGCCTCATCGTAAGGCTGCTCGTAATTTAGTTTCTACTGCTGGAACATCCCGTTCTAAGCGTTCTATTTAAGAGGTTTTTATGATTCAGTATTTAGTTTCTGTTCAGGACCGTGCTGCTATGACTTTTGCACGTCCTTTTGTTGTTCCACATCGCAATATTGCTATTCGTGATTTTACTGATGAGGTCAATCGTGTTGACCCTCAGAATCCTTTGAATAAGCATCCTGATGATTATGATTTGTATATGCTTGGTGAATTTGATGATTCAACTGGTAATATTGTCTGTGGTGATGCTTTTGTTCTTGTTCGTGGCAAGGACGCCTTGATAGTTTCTTAACCTCGGGGGCTGCGGCCCCCTCTTTTTTGGAGTTTTTATGCATCGCAATGCTTCGGTTAATGCTCATAGCTTCGCTATGGTTCCCAAGTCGGATATTCCGCGTTCTTCTTTTAGTATGCAGAAGACGCTTAAGACTACTTTTGATTCGGGTTATTTAGTCCCGATTATGTGTGAGGAGGTTTTGCCCGGTGATACTTTTAATGTTAAAGCGACTATGTTTGGTCGTCTTGCGACTCCTCTTTTTCCTGTTCTTGATAATTTACATTTGGATTCTTTTTTCTTCTTTGTCCCTAATCGTTTAGTTTGGACAAATTGGGTTAAGTTCATGGGTGAGCAGGATAATCCTTCGGATTCTATTTCTTACTCTATTCCTCAGCAAGTTTCGCCAGCTGGCGGTTATGCTGTTGGTTCTTTGCAGGATTATTTGGGGTTACCTACTGTTGGTCAAGTAGGCGGTGCCAATACTGTTTCCCACAATGCCTTACCTGTTCGTGCTTATAATTTAATTTTTAATCAATGGTTTCGAGATGAGAACCTTCAGAATTCCGTTACCGTGGATAAGGGTGACGGCCCAGACACAACCCCCTCTACTAACTACACAATCCTTCGACGTGGCAAGCGTCATGATTATTTCACTGGCTCGCTCCCATGGCCTCAGAAGGGTGGTACTGCGGTAACGCTTCCTTTGGGTACTTCTGCACCTGTTTTTGGTAATGGTAAGGCTCTTAGTTTTACTAATGGCACCACCACTTATGGATGGGGTGGTACTACTTTAAATTCTATGGGTGGTTGGACTTCTAATGTTAATCAACCTGTTGGCACTGCCAATGTTTCTGGTGCTCAGAATTTAGGTGTTGCTCTTAACGTTGTTAGTTCTGGTACTTCTAATTTATATGCTGATTTGAGTCAGGCTACGGCCGCTACTATTAATCAGCTACGTCAGGCTTTTCAGATTCAGAAGTTATTGGAGCGCGATGCGCGGGGCGGTACTCGATACACTGAGATTATCCGTTCACATTTTGGTGTTGTTTCACCAGACGCTCGACTGCAGCGTCCTGAGTATTTAGGCGGTGGTTCTACACCTATTAATATTACGCCTATTCCTCAGACTTCTGGTACTGGTGCCACTGGTACTCCGCTTGGTAATTTGGCGGCTTATGGTACTTATTTGGCTAATGGCCATGGTTTTTCACAGTCTTTTGTTGAACATGGTTATGTGATTGGCCTTATTTCTGTTCGTGCTGATTTGACTTATCAGCAAGGTCTTCGTAAGATGTGGTCGCGTAGTACGCGTTATGACTTTTATTTTCCTGTATTTGCTATGCTTGGTGAACAAGCTGTTTTGAATAAGGAGATTTATTGTGATGGTTCTGCTAACGATTCTTCGGTTTTTGGATATCAGGAGCGGTGGGCTGAGTACCGTTATAACCCTAGCCAGATCACCGGCCTTTTCAAGTCCACATCGGCTGGCACTATCGACCCATGGCACTACGCGCAGAAGTTTGCATCTTTGCCTACTCTTAACACTACTTTCATTCAAGATACGCCCCCATTGGCGCGTAACCTCGCGGTGGGCGCTGCGGCTAATGGACAGCAGTTGCTTTTGGATGCCTTCTTCGATATTCGTGCAGCCCGTCCGTTACCGCTCTATTCTGTTCCCGGATTGATTGACCATTTCTGATATGGGATTTTTTAAGTCAATCGGTAATGCTTTTGGCCCTATTGGAGGGGCCATTGGCACCGGACTTGACCAGTTCGGTGGTGCTATTCTTGGTTATAGTGGCCAGCAGGATACTAATTCTGCTAATGCCGCTCAAGCTCAACAGAATAGGGATTTTCAGGAGCGTATGTCTTCTACCGCTTATCAGCGTGCTGTTGGCGATATGAAAGCTGCTGGTTTGAATCCTATGCTTGCTTATTCACAGGGGGGCGCAAGCTCCCCTGGTGGTGCTCAGGCTACTTTTTATAATCCTGGGGCTGCTGCAACTTCTAGTTATCAGCAGCATCAGCAGGGTTCTACTGCACCATCTCAGATTGATTTGAATGCTGCTTCTGCTGGTGAGGCTAATGCCCGAACCGATTTGGCTCAGAAGACTGCTGATAAGACCATTCAAGAGGTTACTAATCTTAAGACTGCTAATGAGCAGACTTTGGCTATTATTTCGAACCTTGCACAGGAGGGTCAGAATTTGATGAAGCATGGTTGGAACCTTACCGATGTTGGTAATCAACTTCGTGCTTCTGTGAAGCTAATGGGTTCACAGAGTGAGCAAATTGAT